CGTGAGTACCTGCGGCAACTTTCTGCCGGCAAGGGCAGCATGAGCTATGCTCTGCAGGTCGCTCTCGAGCGTCTATCAAGGAAATGACCATCTGAACGCCGCCTGGCGTCTCCCTTGCCTCGCCTAGTGCGGGGCCTTTTTATGCGCTCACTTTGCGCTCAGGCTCAAATAGGCGCGATAATGGCGCATAAATCACCACCAGGAGCCGCGCCATGGCCGGCAAACGCCAGAAAAGTGGCCTCACAGACTTCCAGGAGACGTTCGCGCTCGAATACATGATCGATCGCTGCGGAGGTCCTGCGTACAGGCGTGCCGGGGGCGAGGCCAAAGAGCCATATACCGCCGCGTGTGGCCTGCTAGGAAATCCGAAGGTTGCCGCCAGGATTCAAGAACTTAGCAACGAAAAGGCTGAAGAACTCGGGATCACAGCATCGAATGTCATCGAACGCTACTGGCAGATTGCGACGACCGACACGAACGAATTGGTCCAGCATCGGCGCCGCGCTTGCCGGTACTGCTACGGCATTGACCATCGTTATCAATGGTTTGACGATGAAGAGTGGCAGGAGGCGTGCAGGAAGGCCGAGGACGCGGATCCGCCGCGCAAACCGCCGTCCAACAATGGCGGGTACGGGTATCAGCGCAAGGCCGACCCCATCGAGGACTGTCCCAGGTGCGAGGGTGAGGGCGAGGGCGTGGTCCACGTTGCCGACTCGAGGCGTGCCAGCCCGGGCGCCAAGGCCCTGTACGCCGGCGCCAAGCAGACCAAGGATGGCGTCGAGATCAAGACTCACGATCGCCTGGCCGCGCTCGAGAAAGTGGCAAAGCACCTTGGCATGCTCGACACGCAGAAAGTCAGCCTGGACATCGAGGAAGGATCGCCCCTGGCCGCCCTGATTGGACGCGTGGCTGGTTCTACGCTCAAACCAGGGCATGAGGTAGGGTCAGAGGACGAAGACGCCTAGAGCGGCTCCCTGGAAGCCATGGCGTCGGCCCGCCTCAAGGAGGCCATCGGTTCGCGCCTCTGGGGAAATAGGGCTAAACTACCTACACGGTCTCGCGAATCCCCGGGGTGGTATCCGAGAAACTCCCTACTTTTCGCGTATAGCCGCCAAAAAACAGGTAATAGAGAGGGTTTTGCTATGAAAGGCGCTCAATTCAGGTCTGTCCGCAAGATGCTGGGGTTCACCCAGGCTCGGATGTGCGAGATCCTCGAATGCACCCCGAAGACGCTCCGACAGGCCGAAGGGTCCGACGAAGTGCGCCAGGTTTTCGCTGTCACCCTCGCGGCGATCTACTACGTCAAGGCAGCGGAGGACGCCAGCGCCGCTCACCATGAGCTCAGAGACGCGATCCAGGAGGCCGAGGATGCCATGGACCATGCCGTCGGATTCATGGAAACAGCCGTCCACGGCGCCACGAGCAAAGGAGCCGGGGCTTGACCGCTGAAGCACAGACAAAGCCGCTCAAGATCCATTCCGCCCGCAAGCGGAGCCTGGAGGTCAACCCGTTGACCTTCACGCCCAGGGATGAGGTCGAGGCAGAACACGCCATGGCGAGCCCAATATGGCGTATGTCTCACCTCTACAAGATCCTGATCAAGGGCGACGACGACAGCGAGGACGACACAAGCGAGGGGCTGGTCACCACGTTTGTCCCCAACGCCGCACAGATGACCCTGTTCAACGAGTTCTGGCACCGCAATATTTTGCTTAAAGCCCGCCAGCTCGGCATGTGTCTCGACCCCACCACGCCAGTCCTGACCGCAGACCTCAGGTGGGTCTCGATCGGCGACCTGGAAGTAGGCCAAGAGGTCGTGTCAGTGGACGAGTGCCGGGGAAAAGGAAGAGCCCGCCAGATGCGGACAGCTACCGTTCAGGCGGCCATCGAGGTCAAGCGCCAAGCCTTCCGCATCACTTTCGATGATGGCAGGCAGGTTGTCTGCACCGATCGGCACCCGTGGCTCACCCGAGATACCTGCAAGAGGATGAGGTGGCGCAGCCTGTCCGGCAAGGGCAACCAGGTGAAGGGTCGCATCAAGGTCGGCACACAGGTCAGGTGGATCACAAGAGGGACGTGGGGAGACGGAAGCTACGAGGACGGGTGGATGGGCGGCATGCTCGACGGCGAGGGCTCAATGGCCCTCTCTGGAAGCCCTGGCGCAGAGGTCAACGTTGCCCAGGTCCAAGGTCCAGCCTTCGGGCGTATGGAGATGTACTTGGCCATGCGAGGGTACGCATACCGCACAGAAATAGATGTTGGTGAGAGGAAGTCGAAGCACGGGTCATTGCCTGTACACAAGCTGTGCGTCAGCCGAATGGACGAGATGTTCCGCCTGATTGGTCAGACTCGACCCACTAGGTTCGTGGGCCGGAGATTCTGGGATGGCAAGGAGATGCCGGGGAAGAGAAGCGGGGGCGTTGGCTGGTCGAAAGTGGTGGAGATCGAGCCCCTCGGCGAGCAGACCATGATCGACCTGCAGACCAGCACCGGGACCTACATCGCCAACGGGTTCGTATCACACAACACGACCGCCATCACGATCTACTTCCTCGACTCGTGCCTGTTCCGGGACAACGTGAGGGCAGGCATGATTGCCCAGACTGATCCCATCGCCAAAAAGCTGTTCAGGGACAAGGTCAAGTTCGCCTACGACAACCTGGCCCCGGCGCTAAAGCGAGCAATGCCGCTGGAGCGGGAGAGCGCCGAGGAGCTGATGTTCAAGCACAACGGCTCATCGATCCAGGTCTCGACATCAATGCGCTCCGGGACGCTGCAATATCTCCACGTCTCAGAGTTCGGCAAGATCTGTGCAGACTTCCCCAAGCGGGCCGACGAGGTCGTGACCGGCTCCATCCCCACAGTGCCGAGCAATGGTGTTATTTTCATCGAGAGCACCGCAGAGGGCCGAGAGGGGCATTTCTACAATATGTCCCGCCGTGCCGAAGCCATGCAGCACGAGGGCCGCCGCCTGTCCCGCAAGGACTACAAGTTTTTCTTCTTCTCCTGGTTCCTCGAGCCCCGCTACCGAGCGGCGATCGAAGGCGTCAGGATGACGGATGCTGACCACACATATTTCGACAGCATCGAGGCCAGCGAGTCAGTCACCATCGACCTCGAGCAGCGAGCCTGGTACGTCAGCACCCGAGACAGCGATTTCTCGGGAGATGAAGAGCTCATGTTCCGGGAATACCCATCGACGCCGGCCGAGGCGTTCCACCAGTCCACCCGTGGGACGTATTATTCCGCCCAATTCACCGCTCTACGCAAGCAGGGCAGGATCAAGGACCGCCTACCCGTCGAGCCAAGCGTCCCGTGCATGACGTTCTGGGATATTGGCAATTCTGATGGAACCGCGGTATGGGTCGTCCAGAAGGTCGGGCATGAGTGGCGATGCATTGATTTCTACGAAGAATGGGGAGAGCCTTACAGCGATGCGACCAAGTGGCTCCAGGACCTCGGACTGACGTGGGAAGTCCACTACCTGCCGCATGATGCCGACCATGTTCGCCAGGGCCAGACCGTCAACAAGAGCCCCAGGGAGATGCTCGAGGAACTGATGCCGGGCGCTCTGTTCGAGACCGTACCGCGGATCCATGACGTAAACTGGGGGATCCAGCAGACGCGCGACATCTTCCCTCTTCTCTATTTCGACGGGACCAAGTGCGCCGAGGGCATCGAGCACCTTGAGCTCTACCGGCGAAAATGGAACGTGCAGCAAGGGGCCTGGAGCGACCAACCAGACAAGACGGGCGGCCATTCCGAGGCAGCGGACGCCCTCAGACAGCTCGCCCAAGCATACGCGGGAGGCTTGATAAACGTTGGTAAACAGACGAAGCCGAAGCGGAGAGGGTCATGGCGGACGGTATGAATCTAACCACCGCATCATCGCGGATTTCCGCGCCGCAAACGGATTCACCCAGCGACACGGGCAAAATCTAGCCAAATACGCAGAGGACACAGTATGAAGCACACCAAGAAGCCCGTCACAATCGAAGCGTTACAGTGGCACAATCACCTGTCGACACCTATGCCGGGGGTCACAATGGACCCTCGGGGTATCGATGGGGATGAAGACCTCGCGTGCAAGGATTGTGGAAGCATGGACGAGCATGGCTGGATCGATACGCCTGAAGGCGGCCAGGTCTGCCCTGGCGACTACGTCATCACCGGCAAAGATGGTGAGCTCCATTCCATGAAGCCGAATAAGTTCGCCGAGGACTACATGCCTGCACCAACAGAAGTGTTCATCGACTGCGAGTGGAACGGATATGGGGGAACGTTGATCAGCATGGCCCTGGTCGACATTGAAGGCCGATCGCTCTACCTCTGCACCCCGCTGCAGGAAGAGGCTGTCCCATGGGTAGATGAGAACGTGATCCCCGTGCTGGGCAGCCCTACCTTCGTGCCTGACATGCTGGAGTTCTCCATGGCGATACAGGAGTTCCTCAAGCCATACGACGAGATCGAGATCATTTCAGACTGGCCCGAGGATATTGAGCGGTTCTGCCACGCGCTGATTGTGGGCCCGGGCGAGAGGATCAGGACGCCGACGCTGAGCATGAGGATCATCCGGTACCTGGACAGCGATGAGTCTGCCATCCCCCACAATGCCCTCGAGGACGCCAGGGCGATCAGGGGGCTCTGGCTGTCCCTGCTATCAGACATGTAAAGTTTGCCTTACACTTAGCATGATGGAGCGCAACATGAGCGGACATACGCTGGACCTGACCCGGTACGCTTGGGTGAAGCAGAAGGGTGACATCACCATTTATGGCACCTGGTTCGGCCCCAGTATCAGTGAGAGCGAGCCGTGCCTGGTCCTGGTGCCGACCTACCGACGAACCAACCATGAGACGGTGCTTCCATGTGTGGTGGCTCTCTCGGCGGCCTACAAGTACGATGACCCCAGGTATCTGCTCAGTGCAGCCATGCGATTTGCCAAGTACCTCGGCCTTACGGACTCGATGCAGAGCACGATGAAGGTCGCGGATGCGATATTTGACCACCTGGACGACCTTGTTCATCTACCCGAGCGACCGTCCTATGGCCAAGCCGTTGGTGCCGATGCTGTGATTACCGACGACCAGGGACGCTCTTTCGAGTTCGAGATCCTGGAACACCACTAAGGGGCTCCCGATGTTCGAGAATGAAAGGCATATTCGCCGCCCAGATCCCATGACAAACACGGGTGACCTGATTGGCGACGAGTATCTTCTGGACGACGATGATCCGGAGAACGAGCTCGACTCGGCGGAGAATGAAGAACTCCACCGGAAACTGTTGAGCTACTACCGCCAGGAGATCGATCGGCAGGAAGAGAACCGCATCGAGATGGCGACCGATGCCGACTTCTACGATCACATCCAATACACCGAGGAAGACGCCACCACCATGCGCGAGCGTGGCCAGGCGCCCCTGGTCTACAACGTCATATCCCAGTCGCTGAACTGGATCATCGGGACCGAGAAGCGCGGACGCATCGACTTCAAGGTTCTACCCAGAGGCAAGGAAGACGCCAAGCCTGCCGAAAGCAAGACCTCCCTGCTCAAGTACCTGTCCGACGTGAACCGCACACCCTTCCACCGGTCGAGAGCCTTCGAGGATGCCGCCAAGGTAGGCGTCGGCTGGCTAGAGGACGGGGTGCAGGACGATGACGACGGAGAGCCGATCTACAGTCGCTACGAGTCGTGGCGCAACATCTTGTGGGACAGCGCCTCCACCGAGGTAGACCTGGCAGATGCCCGCTATGTGACACGCAGCAAGTGGGTTGACCTGGACGTGGCCATCGCCCTGTTCCCTGACCGCGAAGAGCTACTGAAACGCAGCGCGGCCGAGGAAAGCGCCTATGGTACTGACGGCATTGGTCGCGACGCCGATCTGCCCATGGACGAGC